GACCTTGGCAGGAAGATTCGGGGGGCTGGTCTGGGTACCCGCGTAGGTCGTCTTGGCCCGCTTGGCGGCGGGCGCCGACGCAGTTACCAGCTCACGCTCTTCGGCCGGGGCTTCCGCGACCTCGGCGACATCGGACTCTTCGTCCTCGTCCTCCGGACCGGCGGAACCCTTTTCGATCAGGTCCCGAATCTCGGCGGCGCGAGATTCGTCGGTAGCCAGCGCCGACAGGGCGTTGTCGACGGTGGACAGCGCATCGACGATATCGCGCAGGTAGCCCAGTTCGTCATCCGACAGGGCCTCCCCCGCGTCGACACGGCTACGCAGGGTCTCGAACTCTTCCGCGGCCTGTCCGCGCAGGGCGGCAAGCTCGTCGGCACCGGTGGGCAGAACCTCCGGCATCTTGAACGGCATGGTGACTCCTAGTCACTCGCGTATGGACAAGTACCGAACTCGCCCACGAGGCCCGTAGCCATACCGCGGGGTTGTTACTACTTCCGAACAGTAGTAGTCGGCTGTGCACTCACGGTGACGCGCCGGATATCGCCGCCTCCATGGCGACGTACGGCCGACTTCGCCTCACGCGCGGTCATGTACTCCTCTACGGGGCCGACCGGCGGGGTCACCTGGAATTTGTAGGTGACCCCGGCCGCCCGAGCCTTGCGGTTCCTGTTGCACGCGCAGCCCATCAGGCACCAACCTTCGCGATCAGCGCGCGAGCTTCCGCGCGGTTACCGGCAGCGATCAGCGCGCGAGCTTCGGCTTCCCGCCGCGACTCCGCCCGCATTTCCTCGACCATCACTCGGGCGAACGCCCGGAGCTGATCTTCGGTCATCACCTTCGCATCGGACTCGTCCGGGCACGGACCCAGCGACGCAATGAGCGAGATGGGCTCGTCCAAGTCGTTCGTCGCACCGGACGCCAGCAGAGGGAACCCGGGGGTGTTGACCGACAGCGCGGCGACGAGTTCCAGATTGCCGCCGTGGCGCCGCCAGTCACCGGACAGCGGCGCCGCCAGACCGGCCGCCAACTGCTCCGAGGTCACGCCGGGCGCAGGCACACCGGAGAACCAGATACCGTGCTCGTCCTCGCCGACGTGCACCAGCGCGAAGCACGTACCGGCGTCGTCGTAGTGCGCGATCGTCGGGCCGATGCCGAGCTTGCCGTCGGCATGCCCACCGCCCACGGTGAGCCGCCCGACAGTGGCCGTGGTGCCGTCGGAGAGGCGGACCGGCGGGGCGGTGTGGAACATGGCGTAGTCGACCTTGGACCGAGGGGCCAGCACGCAAGCATCCTGAATACCCACATGGCAGACATTCCATGCCGCCAAATGCCCCTGAATTCGCCCTTCCGGGGTCATGTGGGGGTATGTCGGCTCACTGAACCCCGGATCGGTGAACATTGCGGGGTCGTAGGTGGGCAGGCCCTTGTACCCGGGCACCGCCACAGCGGCAGCCGCGACCAGCGCGTCCTCGCCGACCTCTACCGGGTCGCCGAGAGTGAGAGAGGTGGAGCCGAACGCCGGGGTAGAGACCAGGGTCGCGGCCAGAACCTTCGCAGAGAGCACGGTCTGGAACAACTTCGCGTCCGGACCGAGTTCGGCGTACTCCTCTTCCGAGGTGATCGCGTTCCCGTTCTCGTCGCGCAGTTCCCAGGTCACATCTCCCAGGTCCACCGACGGACCGGTGACACCGTGCTCGACCTGCCCGGCCGCCTCGTCGGCTTCCGGAGTGTTCAGGAAGTACCCGGCGCCGACCACCTTGGACCCGTCTACCTCGGCGTACTCGATGACACCGACGGTGTAGGCGTCGATGTGCCCTCCGCTGGACTGCTTGCACCACATCAGCGGCAGCGGGAAGTCCCGGAAGCTCAGCGCGATATCGTCGGCGAACATCCGGCCGTCATCGGTCGGTTCGCCGATCACGGCGAGTACGCCCGTGAAACTGCGGTAACTCACGTCGTCATCTCCTATGTTGTCGTGACCGGCCGAGCACTCGGCGCAATCCTCGGCCGCCAGTTCGGCGGTATCTGCGGAATTCTGAGCACGCCGCCGTGCAGCGCATGCCCGCAATCTCTCCCACTGCGCCACCGCCCGGCACGCCCGCGCCCGCGACATATCGCTGACACTCTGGCGTCCGGGAAAGTTGGTGTCACCGGTGGCGCACATCTTTTTGACCGCATTCACCGCGGTAGCGATGGCATGCGATTCGGTCATGCCTTTCCGGCGCAGGTGCCGCGATATCCGCTTGATGTAATTCGGGAGACCGCCGCAGTCGTCGACCCAGTTGTATTCCTCGGGCATCTCGAAATCGTCGTCATCGTCGATATCGTCGGGCGCGCCGGACGCGGTGATGTCGGCGAAGTACGCGAACGTGCGGCATCGGCAATTCACGGTGTTCTCGTACGAGCCGCGGATATCGCCGGGCCAGCGCAGTTGCTCTCCGCCCACGTCGAACGTGGTGCCCAGGCGCCGGACCTGCCCGTCCGCCGCCGCGTGTGCCGCCCGGGTGTGGTTGTCCAGAATCGCCACCCATTCGCGTTCGATGGTCTGGCCGAGGTCATTGCCTGCCTGTTCGGCCCCGTACTCGACCGCGGCGTTCAGTCCGGCTGTGGCCTGCGTCCGGCCGATCTCGTCGGCGACGTTGCGCCATTGCTCGTCCAGCGGATCGAACACCGGCCGGACCTCTTCGCGCGCCTGGTCGGCGTCGGGGGTCTCGTCGGTGATGCCGCGCAGTCGCCGGTACGCCCGGCCGACCACATCGGCGATCCGGTCCCGGGCACTGGCCGCGTAGTCAGCGACGAACCCACGTAGTGCGGAGTTCCGCGATATCGCCTGCTCGGCCGCGTCTACGTCGATCCGTGTCCGCCGGTTGATCACCCGGGACGCCATCTCACGCAGACGCGAGCGCGTCGGCATGCCGGGCATGTCCACGTCCGGAACGGCAGCCGCGACGGCCTCTCCCGCGGCCATGGCCGAACCGGTCAACGCCGAGTAGGACGCGCCCACGGTGTCGGCGACGATCATCGACACCCCGTACAGGATGAGCGCATCGACGAGGTAGTTCCACTGGGCTTCCGGTTCGCCGACCGCCTCGGGGTTCGGTGGCGGCGCGGCGGCCTGCAAGACGGCGTTCTCGGCCAGCGGAAGCCACAGCTCCAGTGCGATCTCCACGAGGTCCGATATCGCCGCCTCGACCTCGACTTGCTGGAGTAGGGCTTTCGCGTTGCTTTCCGGGTACATGGTCAGCGCCTCCGGAACATGTCGGCAGTGAATATCGGTCGCGTGCTGGTCGCCAGGGCCACAGTGACCACGGACCGCACACCGTCGCGGAACCGGTCCGGGTCGACGCCCAGTGCGTGCAGCCCGGTATCGGATACGCCGGTGTCCCACCCGTCGATGTGCCGGGACACCTCGGCGTAGGGCAACGGATCGAGCCGGGTGTGTGCCATGTGGATTTCGATCCCCCGGAAGATTTCGGAGTTCGAGCGGGTGCGTCGCCGCTTGTTAGCCAGTTCCAGCGCGCGGGCAATGCTCATCTCCGCAACGGTCCGGATCGCGGCGGACGGGTCCGGCTCGTCGGCAGGTTGCGGGTTCGCCGGTTCCTCGGGTTCGGTGTCGGCAGGGTCGTCGGCCACGGGCGGCGAACTGCCCTGCGGTAGGGCGGCCGGAGCCTGCCCGACCTCCAGACCCACGCGGCGGGCGGCTGCCTCCAATATCGGCATGAACAGGCTGGCGTTCGCCGGATTTTGCGCGATCTTGTCCAGAGCCAGACGGACCCATCCGTCTGCCTCGTCCAGTTGGTAGCCGTCCTGGTCGGTGAATCCCAGGTGTTCACGCAGAGCCGAGGCCGTGATTGCGCCGCGGTCGAACGCGTCGCGCGCTTCGTCGGTCTTGTCCGGGTCCTGCGTGAGCGCGGTGGTGTCGTACCAGACGACATAGGCGTCCGGGTCGATACCGGACTCGGCCAGCTTGTACCGGAGAACTTCCTGGGTTATGGCGGCGGCGATCAGTTCGACGACCGGCGCGATATGGACTTTCACGTCCTGCTCGTCGATAGCCCATGCCGACCAGTGATTGCCGGTGCTCATCCCCAGTAGCCGCTCGGGGGAGGTGTCCAGCCCGGTAGCGAGTCGACGGATAGCGCTGTCGCGGGTCTTGAGCGCGGTTTCCGGTATCTCCGTGCTCGGCTTGATCCATCCGTCCTTGGCGGCGGCGATCTGATCTCCGGGCACGCCCGCGATGATCGGCAGCATGGCTGCCTGCGATCCGGGGTCGCGCTTGGCGGTGGAGGCCACGTCGAACAGCAAGTCTTGCAGCGACTGCGCGCTGTTGGGTTCGAAGAACAGATCGGGGTCCGGCGTCGGCGCGACCTGCCCGGTCGGCGCCGCGGTGGGCGCACCCATCTGTTGTGGGAGGCTCATCTCTTGCGGAACAAACCACACTCCGTTGCCGATAAGTCGGCTGTTGTTCGCGGCATCGACGGTGGCCGTGGTCTGGATGATCTCGTGCAGTACGTCCCGGTTCGACCAGACCGGAGATACCGGCTGGCTGGGGTCGAACGGGTGTTGATCCCAGACACGGAACAGAAGGTCGACGCCTGGTGGGAAGGTGTGGACCGAGCCGTCCGGGAGCTTCTGCTGCACTTTCGCGGCGCCGCCCGTGGTGGTCTGCTGA